AAGCAGCAGTAACTTTTACGAATGCTGCTGATTCAGATACGGTTGAGCCAACAACTTCGGTCTTAAATGAATTACTTGAAAAATCATCAGTTGCCATAAAGCGTGTGGCAGTTGATACTTTTGGAGGTCTCTTTGATAGACTTAACAGGTTAAACCATTATGGTGGTCTATCAACTACTGAATTGACAACTCGTCAAGTAAGATCAAAGTTAAGAGATCCTAATGCCGTTAATAACCAAAAATTTACTAGTGCCTGTCAGGCTGATGGAGTATTATCTGCGTTCTTTACAAGACAGGCAATACTTACAACTGACAGAATAGTTTCTGGAAAGAAGAGCTTAAGAATACCAAGTACAATAATAGGTAATCCAGATAAGCCAATGGAAAGATTTAAGGGAGAACCAATATCAGTAAAGACGACTGAAGCTTTACCTGAACCAAACTTTAATCCAGTATTTCAAGATGTCATTACGAGTAGAACTAGGTTAGCACCGGGTATTACGATGGCTACATTTTTAGGAGGATCTGGAGATCCAGTTACTTTAACTCATATACTTGATGATGATGTGAGATTAAAACTGGCAAAACAATATACATTACATGCTCGTGTTTTAAGATCTGTCAACTCTTATAAAGCAGTTAGTGAGTTCAAAGACTTTAGGTTACAAGTGGCCGAAGGATTATATAGAGCAGAAGAGGGTGAAGAGCTTGATGTTAGTGATGGAATTAATTACTTAATGTCAAGAGGAAGAGCAGTTGTGTATGAGCTAATTAATATGAAAGGTGAAATTGCAATTGAAAAGACATTTGACTTAGCCGTATATTTAAAAGATACACTAAATTTTGAAAAGCTTATATTAGACTATGACAACTATAATCCTGATGGATCATTAAATGCTCAAATCATTATTGTTATGCCTGAAATAACTCCTCCATGGACAGTTACTTATAAGAATGAAGTAGAGACTCGATACAATAACTTCTCACAAGTAACAAATGAACTTATGGAAGCATTACCTACTACGTAACCGTATAAATAGAAAAAAGGATATAATATGCCGATAAGAGCTTTTTCAATTGAGGATGGAAACTTAGGAAGTAAGACTATACTTACTTCTCGTACAAAGACATCTCAAGACATTGATCTATCATTTGCTAAAAAGCCATCTGGTGACGTGTTTAAAAAAACAGATGCAGCTGCTGTGAAACAAGCAGTTAAGAACTTATTACTTACAAATTTTAGTGAAAAGCCTTTTATGCCAAGGTTTGGTGGAAACTTAAACTCATTACTATTTGCACTTAACACAGATATAGATGATGAAGATTTAGAAGAACAAATAATAAACACCATAGAAATATATGAGCCTCGAGCGAGAGTTACTAATATTTCAAGTAATTTAAGCGACGATGATCATCAAATTAAAGTAACAGTAACATTTAGAGTTGTTAATACGAATGAGACCGTTACTACAAATATAGATTTAACAAGGTTAAGATAATGTCAACAACAATTAAATCAACACAACTAGACTTTGATACCATAAAGAGTAAGTTAAAAGAATACTTAAAACAGCAAACGGAATTTGCAGATTATGATTTTGAAGCATCAGGATTGAGTAACATCTTAGACGTATTAGCTTATAACACACACTTTACAGGTTTAAATGCTAACTTTGCCTTAAATGAATCTTTTATTAATACGGCACAGCTAAGAAGTTCTGTTGCTGCTCTTGCCGAAGGCCTTGGCTATGTACCAAGATCTTATGTGTCTTCTGAAGCATCTTTAAATTTAGCACTAAGTAGTATTCCAACACCAAGACCTAATGCTATAATATTACCTCGAAATACACAATTTACTACGAGTGTAGATGGAGTATCATATACATTTCAAACGAGGGAAGCATTTACTGCAAATGATGATGGAAATGGTACTTATCAATTTTTAAATAGTACTGATGGAACAGGAATTCCTGTCTTTGAAGGAACAGAAAAAACGAAAACATTTTTTGTAGGTGACACTTCTGACACTCAAATATACGTGATACCTGACGTAACGATGGACACCACCACAATTCGTGTTCGTGTATTTCCAACTGCGGCATCAACATTATTCGATACATATACAGACATAAAGAAAGCAGTTAGAATAGAGAATGACTCAACTTACTATCAAATTAAAGAGGTACCTAATGGATTTTATGAGTTAATATTTGGTGATGGTCTTACAACAGGTAAAGCTCCTATTGCAGGTAATAAGATAATAGTTGACTATCTATCAACTCAAGGAAGTGTGGCTAATACGGCTTCTTCATTTTCACCATCTTCTACAGTAACGATCAATTCTGTAGCATATAATATTACTGTTGTTACTGAAGCTAACTCCGCAGGAGGAGCATTTAAAGAAAATATAGAATCTATAAGACAAAATGCACCTATCGCTTTTACGTCACAGAGAAGACTAGTTACTGCAGAAGATTATAAAGGACAGATATTATCAAACTTCAGTGCATACTTAGATGATGTGACTTCTTATGGTGGTGCTGATAATGTACCAGCGATATTTGGCGTAGTTTTTGTAGGTTTAAAGTTTAAAGCCGGTATCACCGATAGTACTCAGGTATCGATAAAAAACCAGATAAAAACAGACTTAACAGATAACATGTCAGTGATGTCAATAACAACTGAGTTTGTTGATCCGATAACAACTAACTTACAGCTTTCAACAACATTTAACTTAGATCCAGACTTAACTAGCTCCACTGGTCAGGCAATGCAAAACTTAGTACAGACAAGAATAAATAGTTTCTTTGGAACTAACTTACAAAAATTTAATAAAGTTTTTAGAAGATCAAACTTACTTACTATTATTGATGCGCTAGATCCTGCAATTCTAAACTCCAAAATAGATGTCAAAATGGTACAAACATTTATTCCTACTAATAACATTTCTCTTGGTTATGATATAATTTTTCCAGTAAAGCTCTCTGTACCGGCCTCTGACTTGCCTGTACTAACGTCATCAGGATTTACATTTAATGGACAGTCGTGTTCTTTCCAAAATAAATTAAGTAGTAATAAAATACAAATTGTTTCAATTGATGGAACTATTGAGAATGATAATGTAGGAACTTATAATCAAGATACTGGCACAGTTAGCTTAGTAGGATTTAAGCCATCTTCAATAGATGGGAGCTTTATATCAATCGTTGTAACTCCTGCAAATCAAAATACTATAAGACCACTACGTAACTATGTTCTTGATATTGATACCTCAACATCTACATCGAGAGCACTCCTTGATTTTCAAAATACACGGGTTAGCATTTAATGTCTATTAATTATCATAGTAAAAGAAGGCTTAAGAACTTTCAAGTAAGAAAGGTACGTGAAGCTTTACCAGAATACTACACTAGTGAGTTTCCAAAGCTTGTAACTTTCTTGGAAAAATACTATGAATTTTTAGATTCAGATAATGGAACGCATGCTTTTGGTGATGACATACGACAACTGTTTTCTAAAAAAGACACTCAAGAGATGCCTAGTGACTTACTTAATAATCTTGTAAGTGAGATTGCTGGTGGATTAGAAACAGGTGAAAACTTTACAAGTACTAGGTATGCATTAACTCGATTGGCAGAGCTAGCAAGAAACAAAGGAACCAAGTTTAGTTTTCAAGAGTTTTTTAGATTATTCTTCCAACAAGTAGCAGATGTTGAGTATGGTAAACAATCAATATTTAATGTTGGAGACTCTGCAAGTACTATAGGCGTTGAATCGCTAAAGTTTTTACAAGATAATGAATTATTTCAAACATTTGGTTTATTAGTAAAAACAGGTATTGATACAACTAAATGGACTGAGTTATATAAAAAGTTTATACATCCGGCAGGATTTTATTTTAAAGGCGAAGTTGTTTCCGATACAGCAGGTGTGTTTAATATAACTACACCATTGTCAATTGAAGACTCATCACCCGGACCAACGCTTGTTTCAGAAGCCTCTGCGGTATTTTCGTTACCATTCGTACAATCTACAGTATTGATAGATTCAGGTGGTGGTAATGTAAGATCTAATTTAAATGAGTTAGTAAGTGACTATCAAAACTTTACTCTATCACAACTTGATACAACTTATCATACAATAAAACAAGTTATAACTCCAAACTCATTTACTTTTGATGATAGCTCAATTAGAGATAGTGATGAAAATGCAACACCAGATTTCTCAATAACACTAGAAACTATGGATAATGAAATATTCACTAGAAGAGTAACTGACTCGGCTTTCTAGTATAAATAAAGGTATATTTAGGATTTAAAATGGCAAGACAAAATATAAGTGTAGGTTCTTCAGCAAATGACGGTACAGGTGATACCTTACGTTCTGCTGGTACTAAAATAAATCAAAACTTTCAAGAGATATATACACAACTTGGAGGTAATAGTTCAACTCTTACTACTCAAGTAATAATAAAAGACTCGGGTGGTGCAGGTACTATTATATTTGAGGGTACGAGCACAGATTCACACGAGACTAAATTAATAGCAACTGACCCTACTGCAGATAGGACAATTACTCTACCAAATGCTGGAGGTAATGTAGTATTAGATACTGCAACACAAACTTTAACTAATAAGACACTAACAACTCCAACTATAACATCAATTACTAATGGTGGAACTATAACTATACCAA